TATCGTAAAGTGTTTCCTCTGAACAATCTTTGGATTGTCTTCAAAGAATACCTGAAGGACATTGTATCCCAAGTTGAATGCTGTATTAGCAATCTTCGTTAAGATTGTAGTTTTACCCACACCTGTTGGTGCAAGGATTACACCAATCTCACCTTTAGCCAAACCACCCTTAAGTAGTTTGTCAATACCTGGTATTCCCATAGGTATTGGGTGTCTATAGTCCTCATCTAATACTGTCTCTAAGTCCGAGAAAATGTCTGTTTGACCTTTCTCTATTTCACCAACCTGTAACGCCTCTCTAACTAACCCCTCCACTTTATCATAAGATTCAAAATCACCTTGAGTGATGATTTTTTGAGCCTTATCCATAGCCTTTTGAAGTTCTTGTTGTTTACAGAATTTCAAAGCCTTTTCTTGAACAAACTGTGTTCCTTCGAATGGAGCTTCTTTAACTTGTTTAAGTGTATCTAAAACAATTTTGGCGACTAATTCTTGAGAAACTTCAGACTTGATAATTTGTTCGAGAGTTTCGAAGTTAGGGGTTGATTCATACTTTACATAGTATTCCTTAATCATCTGTAAGAGGATTTTGAAATACTTGTTATCAAAGTATGTGGACTCGATGACATCAAGAATAGACGATGAAAAGTCTTTATCTACCACAATCTGATTCAATAGTTGAATCTGGAAAGTGTTCCCTAAGTAATCGAAATTTTTGTTCATATATTTGTAATGCTCCCCTGTGTATTATTAAATACTCACTTACTCAAATCAAAATCCAAATATTGATAACTTAATCTCTGTTCTGAAAAAATGTCAGTTAATTCTCTTAGAATGTCTTTCAAAAATGGTCGTACATCAACGGTATAACGAACTTTGGGTGGAAAATATTTTCCATCAAAAATTCTATGACAAATTGTCGTGTCTCCATTTTTTACGAAAATGTTGAAGATTTCTGGACCATCAGTGTAAGAGGTATCCATAACTGATGGGTCATGCATAATAGATTCACTATTGTCCGTCATGTAAATAACCGTCTTCATTTTCAAATGATACTGTAGGTCATCTTTAATCTCATTAATGAGGTCATAGAATTCAATTGAGTTTTTTGCATTTGGATTGTAACCTCTAACATTGAAATACCTTTGAACAACAATGTTGTCGTTAAGGGTTAGAAGAAATTCCATTTTAGTGCTGTCTTGCTCTTTCATAAAGTTTTTAATTTTTGTTTGTGTTTCTTTTTTCTTTTCGTGTAAGTTTCATAAATGGTCGGAGGAAATTTACCCAAGCCTCATCGTTCTTGGGTAGGTACTTGAAGAGTCCGTCCTCCATCATCATTCTCATCAAGTTTTTGTATCCACGGTCTGTGGGGTCTATTGTGTCTGTATGTATCTGTTCCACAAGTTCTTTCCCATCATCAGTGATTAAAGGATTGTGAAGATCCACGATTTTTTTGTTTGTTTCAAAGAATTGTTCTCCAAATGTACCGCTTTTAGTTTTACCAATCAAAATGTTCTCTAACGCCTTTGGTTTTTTCTTTTGCTCAATATTTCGTGCGTTATCCAAGATTTCTTCGATAGTACAGGATTTCTCCAACAATTCAGGAAACAATTTGACCAAAGTCTTTTCTCCCAACATTTCTATACCATCTATATTGTCGGACTTATCCCCCGTTAGAATCTTGGTTAATAAGACGTTTTGGTGGGGTATGTTGACCTTATTGATAGTAATCATGTCTCCATACCTATAATATTGTTTGGAGGTCGGAGAATAGATGGTTACCCGTTCTGATATAAGTTGAGTTAAGTCCTTGTCCGCAGAAAAAATTATGATTTCTTCATCGACAGACAATTTGGTGTAATAAGCAATAAGGTCATCCGCCTCGTTGTTAGTCATTTCAACCTGACGCACGAATATCTCCTCAAGGTATTGTTTGACCCGAGACTTCTGTTGAAGATATGATTCGTACTTAAACTCATTCATATCTTGACGACGATTCGCTTTGTATTGAGGATAGATAGATTTACGAATAGAGGAGTTGGAGTTTCCATCCCAAAATACCACAACTTTATCATGATTGTGTTCTTCTAAAAATTTTCTCAAGATGTTTATAAAATGGTAGATTCCACCTAAGTGGTCTCCACCATTATACAACTCCTTTACTCCATGAAATCCTATCTTGAACAGATTGTCTCCGTCCACTAATAACGTTTTAATCACAATTCGTGATTTAAGTGTGAAATAATAAACTAGTCTTCTTTTTCTTCTTTTAGAGTAAAATCACCATCAGTTCCGATAATATCTTTCCAATAGTCAGCATACTCTTTTTTGTATTTCTCCAATGAAACTTTCTCTTCAGAGGCCTCTTTACCTCCAATGAATCCGTGTGGAGTAACAATAATTTTTCCGTCATCATAACCCAATCCGTTGATGTGGTTCTTCATTACAGAAATTTTTGTCCTTGACGCAAACTTAATCGTTCTTTTGTCTTTGGTCGCAGTAATCTTAGTTGTTCCCGCCCCCTTTTGATTACCAAATAAGAATACCAAAGATGAGTTTAACCAAATTGCTTCACCACCCTTAGCTTTAATTTTAGGTTGACCAAATGGATTGTCTGGAAGTTCAACCCAAGGTTGATTAACAATAACCAAAGTGTTTTCATATTTTGAGTCAGCTTTACGAGACCCTGAAATACGTTGGTTAATACCCATTCCAATTTTATCCGCTAAAGTAGATGCATTGTGTTGCTTTCCACCTTTCCCTTCATAAGTCATCTTACAAGGAACTGAACCAACTGAATCCCATAGGAACAACAAACTATAATCCAATTCACCTTTTTCTTGAGCGTCCAACAAACTATTAATGTAGTCAGTTATTTGTTCAATATACTCAAAGTTATTATTGAATATATAAAATCCATCCCAATCCAATTCACCCGTTTCTTCATCAACAACTTCTTCACATTGGAACCCCATCAATTTGGCGTGTTCGAAACTCCATTTTTGTTCAGTAATAATAAACACAGGAAGGATACCTTTATTCTGAGCGTCAACAGCAGCCTTAACCAAGGCCGTAGTTTTACCTGTATCGGAATGACCCAAGAACATGTTAAGATGTCCAATGGCTGGACCAGGAAGTCCAACGGCGTCCAAGAAATCAGGACCTAAGTCGAAGAATCTTTGGGGTTTATATTTTGCTGAAGTAGAAAATTTTTTCTTCAGACTTTCGAAATCGTTTTTCTTAATTGCCATAAGGTTAGGGAAATGAAACTCGGACACCATAATAGTATCCGAGTTATTTTATTTAATTAGAACGGAAGGTCTCCGTCAGGTTCGTCGTTAGATTGTGGATCAACATATGAAGATTTTTTGGAACCTCCACCGAATGATTCGGTTTCAACTGAACTGTCTCCGTAAACGTATCCACCTTTATCTGAATCCCACTTTGGAGTCTCACCTCTTGCTATTGCCTCAAGGTAATCAACAGGTTTCTTAGAATAAACATCCAACCATGTCAACTCATCTTCCATCCAAGCCTTTGCTTGTTGTTTATCTTCATGTACTGGTGTTGGGTCATCATACATAATAGTTGAAACTGTTGTGTATTCTTTACCCTTTGGAGTTTTTGCTTTAGCGAGTTCAATGACTAAGTCACGTCCTTTTTCAGGGTCAGTAATGTCTCCTTTGTTTCTCCAAATAGGAATAATTTTGTCAAGGATTCCATCATTCTTGAAGTTGTGTTTGAATCTCCAAAACTTTGGACCATCTTCCTCGTGGTCTCTATCAATTACTTTCACAATATAGAATTTTCGTGAACGATACTGAGCCGCCAATAATTTGTCAGACTCTTTACCTGTAGACATCAATTCTTCGTAAACCTCATTCAAAGGTGAACGTTCGTTGTCATTTTTTCCTGGATCGTAGAATTTCTGCCACTGTCCACCCACTTGAATTTCGTGGTACCATGCTTCTTTGAATGGTGATGAACCATCTGAAGTTGGAAGAATTCTCACTCTTCTCTGTCCTGATTTCTCTTTGTCTCCTAAGATTAAAGCGAAATACTTTTTCATTCTTTCGTCTTGCGACATTTTCGATTGGGCCCCGCCCCCTTGTTGTGATTTTTCGTACTGTGCCAATACGGCGTCTAATGAACTCATCATGTTTTTTATTTTTTAAATTGTTAAGTTGTTATGTAAATATAGTATAGTTTTCTGGGTTTGTCAAATAAAAAAACCACCCAAAAGGTGGTTTTCATTAGTGTCTCGTTTAATATTATTTGTATTTATATTCGTCTTTGAACCCATTTCCTTGAAAAGAACTTTTGATATCGTTAACGTTAATGTCTGTAACATCATCAGGAGTTAAAACATAATCATTTTTTCCTGTTTTTTCCATCTCTTCTTGTTTGTCGTCAAAAAATTGTGAAAGTTTTTGGTTAAATGGGTATGAATCATAACTTCT